TGCTCCCCATCCAGTCAAAGACAATGTAATGGGATTAGCTGCTACAGTCAAGGTTTGATAATTTCCATCTGTCCAGTTTATGTTTTGGCTTGCAGCAATATTTCCAATATTGTTAACTTCTTCTGTGTTAGCAATAAAATTTGCATCAGTTATGTTGTTAGCATTAAAATCATTATTTGCATTTAACTTTGCTGTATTAGTATCTAGTGTTGTTAGATCTGTTGCCGCATTGTTTAACTGTGTTTTAATAATGTTAAAATTATCTCTAAAGCCTTGTGAATCATTGTCCACACCGGCTACAGGGTATAGTGCGTCTATACCTTGTATTGCACTTGAACTTATTGTAGTTGCCATAATTTGTTTCTCCGTTAGTATTTATATCTATTAAAGGTTGTATTTATAATTTGCGAACATTAGATATTTTTCTTGGCTCACTCCAGTTGTGCTATCTATGACATATCTATCTATATCATAATTAAACTGGTTAAATTTTATGTTTGCATTAGTAATAGCATTTTTTACACTTGTGCTCTGCCCTGGCTTACAATATGCTAGAGGTATTGCATTAACAAACCCTAAAGTTGCTACTGCACCTGGTTGTGAAGTCCTCATCCACAAAGGTAAAAAATTAATTTCAGTCTCGCCGATAGCTTTTATTCTGTCTCTCATATTGTCAATGTTGGAAATAAATCTTTTAGTATCATTTGCTCCGTCAATACTCAATGCATCTGAATCAACTTTAATAGTGTTTTCTGGAGTGGGTCTAAATCTATATGGTTCAAATTGTCCTTGTGTTACAGGACTGGTTACATCTAATCCACTACGAACACCTACTAGAAAGCCGTCACCAGTTGTAATTCTTGCTATTGAATTATTACGTAGGGTAACAGAAAGGCTAGGTGTAATATCTACTTCAATATTGCTAAAACGTCTTGTGCCTAAAACTAAAGAGTCTGGCATAGTAAGGTCGATAGATTGCCCTTCAATAGTATATCCATCGGAAGTATAAAGCTCTGAATCTACAGTATTTTTATTTTGTGTAGTAATTGAAAAGTTAGAACGTGTTTTAATTCCTGTTGAGCTTTCTGCTGGATCAATAACTTCTACGTAAACAACTTCGTAAACTGTTTCACTGCTACCAGGATTTTTTGCTATTGCAGTTTTGACATCACCTAACTTGAATTTTTTACGCTTGTGATTTTTCGCCATAGCAGCTACATATTGATTAACTAGTTTTGTTTCTATTCCAGCATAAATTAACATTTGAAGATTTTTCTGTAAACCAAAGTTAGGGTCATTTGGTCTATAAATTTTATCATTATCAAATATGCTATTATCTGTTATTAATTCTGTCAGTGCGTCTCTTTGCTGTTGAGGAAGAAAAGGTCTTACAGTTATATTACTATACAATTTATCATCTGGATCAGTAACATTTAATGTAAATGTACGTGTGATCTTGCTGTAGCCGTAATGATCACGAACGCTTGCTGTAAAAGTAAATTCTCTATCAACACTTGTAGTGTTGCCATCTAAGACAAAACCTTGGTTATCAAAAATAGTTAGTCCCGGATTGCTTACAGTACCAAAGCTATTAATCTTACCTATTATATCTCCTCCCGGGCCTAATCGTAGTCCCGGAGGCAAAGATCCGCTTTCTAAAATATATAGTAGGTTTGCATTAGGCACAGTGGTTGTTGCTTTAATTGATAACGTGCTTATATAGTTCGCACTAATTACTCCTAGAGCAGATGCTGTGTTCCATGTAATAACACTATCTATTTCGCCTAATATTTTAACAGTAAAAGTTTTATTTTTGAAAGGTTGATCTGTTGAATTAGCTTCAGTTCTTGTAGCTCTTACTGTAAATTTATATTCAATAGTAATAGCAGGTTGGTAAGGAACCTTGCCTCCTAATTCACCTGTTTGGGTATCTAGTTGTAATCCTGGCGGCAATGTACTTACACTACCGTCGTCATTTGTTGCTTGTAAACTATAAGTAATTATTCCAGTATCTGGATTAGGGTCAATAACATCTAAGTATAATGTTACGTAATTGTTTGCTCGCCTAAATCCAAAGTTACTAGGAGTTAACCAAATAGGAACTCTCACATTAGAAACGTCTGCTGTAAAAATACCATTAGCAACTTGCATAACAGTGTTATCGGCTCTTAGGAAATCGTCGCCTACAACATAAATTTTAAATGTTCTATCTGTTGTACTATCGCCATCAGATACCCTTACTGTAAATTCATAATATCTGTTTAATTTTCTGGGTGATTGTGTAGCAGTTGATAAATCATAAATGCCTAAATCATAAAAGAAACTATCAAAACCGTTTCCTGATCTTACACCAAAATCAAAAGGAAAACTACCATAGTTATTCTCGTCATAAAATCCTGACCCCGCCGGCTTTTCTAAAGCAAGTATAGGTTCAACAACACCTACAAGTCTGCCGTCGGCTGTTAGTGTAATGCCCGGAGGTATTTCGCCTGCTATTTTTGTATATTCTAAATTATCACCTGCAGACACATCGGGGTCTGCTGCTACTAATTGATAATCTAAAGGAGCACTATCTATAATAAAAAATGCATTGTTTGCACCTACAGGCAGACTACCTTCTGGGGTTGTCCATACAGGATCGTCTGCGCCAGTTACAATTACATTAAATGTTCTATCGTTAACAACTCCGTTAAGAGTTGCTCTAACACAAAATTCATACTTTGTATCTCTTACAACCTCAAACGGTGTACCAACTATTTCATATCCGGTTAACCTCATTCCTTTAGGTATTGTTCCTGATATAACAGTTACAGTCATTCCAGACGTAGATAACGGAAGATACCGGCCATTCAAAGGTAATGATAACCTAACAGTGACACGTTCTTCAATTGTTGCTATTGTTCTATCAGACGGTATAGTCCAAAAGTCGGCCATGTAATACTCCTTATAATGTATTTATCGGAGTTAGGCAATAGCACCCATGTCGATTACTGAGGCATTTGGTGTAGTAAATGATTCTAGATCAACGTCTGTGTTTGCCGCAAAATACTGTGAAAAACTATTTATTGTAGGAATAATAGCACCAAAGTCAAAGCCAAGAACAAATTGATCTAAAGTACTTACATCTATTCCGTTTACTAAACCAGTTAAAGGTCCAACGAATGATGTTGCTGTAACTGTACCTGCGGCAGATATATTCCTACTGTTTGCATTTAAATTGCCACCTAGTACCGGAGCAGTATCAGCTGCAACTAAATTAGTACCTTCAATATCGATAAACACGTCTTCGGATGTAACCCTAGTAGTTAATCCTGTACCACCCTGTATACGGATGGTTTGGTTGCCGGTACCTAGTACAACACTGCCGCTGTCACTTACAACAATAAGTTGTTTCATAGCAGCATCGCCGCTTATAGTAATACTATTACCACCAGCACTTAAACTTATGTTAGATCCTGCTACAATACTTCTAAGTTGTAGAGTATTGTCACTTTTTTGTGCAAATATTCCTTCGCCTAATCCTAAATTTTCTGCATCACTTCCTTCAGCTACGCTTAATTTTGAATCTAAATCTGTAAAATTTGCATTTACTTTATTAAACGCCTCGCGAAGATCATCACCAGTACCGTCGTTTGCTATGCTACCTATGTTAATTGATTGTATTGCCATCTATATCTCCGTTATGCATTTATAGTAATATTTTGTGCAGCAATTACTGCCCATCCGCTGTTTGTATATAACAAACTTACACAATTAAAATCGGATGCTAATTCTACAGATGTTCCATTTGCAAATGATGCCGGAGTAATTGTTGCAGCACCAGCCCCACCTATTTTAATTATATGTTTGATTTGCCCGTAAGTTCCGTTTGCTAAAGTGTAAGCATCTGTACCAGTTGTAACAATTTCCGTACTTGTAGTAGTAAGGTTGACCACTCCTGGACCCACAATTTCTTGCATGCCACCTAAGACTACTCCGTGTAGTGTATTGTTAACACCGTCTACTAGTACTGTTGAATCATCTCCAAACACACTACCAGTTACATCACCATCAAATGTACCTGTGTGACTGCCGTCTAAACTTGTAATGTCTATCCAGGCACTGTTTTCATATGCTTGGAATTTGTTAACAGTTGTATTATATATAACCATTCCGTTAGCAGGTGTAAGGGCGTTTCGTTCTGTTGTAGTGTATGAACCAAATTGTACAAATCCGCTTACTGTAGCACCTTTGCCTAATTTAAGCATAGTACCATAAGTGCTTGCATATGCACCGTTTCTAGTTAAAAAGTTTATTTCACTATCAATATCATCTGTGCCACCTATTCTATCTGTGACTACGTGCATAGCACCTATTGTAGTATAGTCACTTCCGTCGTGGGCTCTTATTGTGATACTACCCGAAAAGTCACCGCTTTGTACTGCCGTCGGAGCAGCATAGGTTCCGTTTGATCTATTAAATGTAATTTCTTGACCATATGTACCTGTATGGTTATTCCAAACTCGTAAAATAGAAGTACCAAACCCGCCAGTGTTTGTTTCGCTTTTTAATGATAACTGAGGTTCTGGATCAGATGCATTAATTTTTTCTAAATTTATATTGCGTGTAGTTGTTATTTGTGATTCAACGTTACCAACAATTTTTCCGTTGACTGCATCAACAAGTATTGTACTGTCATCTGCAAAAACACTACCCTTTATGTCTCCTGCAAGGCTACCTACAACATCTGCAATTTTATACCATGCTCCTGCATGAGCTCCATACCAAGCACCTTCGCTGTGTACATGGATTATCATACCGTGATATGTTACAGGACTTATACTAGCTAAATCACTATATTGGCTAACCAATGACGAAAATCTTGCTTGCCCACCGTTGGTATCAATAGGACCAACTATTTTAGAATTGACGCCATCTACTAATAAAGCACTATCATCACCAAACACAGATCCTTTTAGATCTCCTGTAGGAGCAGATATCTGTGCATCAACTTCTGCTTTGGTATATGCATTAGTTATGCCATAACCTGAAAGTGTAGTAGGAGTTCCTGTAAGTTCACTAAATGCAATATTACTATTTGCAAATGTTGCACCTGTCCATTTTAAGACTTGGTTAGTAGATATACTAATCACTGCTACATCAGCTAGTTCTGAAATACTTTGGCTTGTTAAGTCTAAAGCTGCATCTGCAATACTTCCGGGCTCGTATACTCCGCTTGTAGAATTATATATTAATGCTTGTCCATTTGTTGCTTGTGTGCTTGATACGTCTGCTAAGTCTTCAGTTGTTGATACTATAGTAGGACGTCCTGTAAGTGAAGCATATTGTCCGTCAAACAATGAAGGTTTATTATTTAAATCTGTATAACTGTTTGTTAGTGCAACAGTTGCTATGGAGTTGCCATTAATTGATACACTATTGGTATCAACCACTAAATTTGCAACAGTCAATGTTCCACTTGCTGTTATGTTGACAGCGTTTACAATACTATTTGTGCTAAGATTTAAACTATCATTTAACGGTAGTTCTTTAATCTTATTATTATCTGTTGTGTCTATTACTAGCGGATATCTAACTGCCATTTTCTTTTCCTATATGTATATTTAGTGTAAATCAGCCCATCCAGCTGTACTATCATTATTAGCATCTGCTGCATAGCCTTGGAATTTTCCTGTTGTAGTGTTGTAAACGAATAAACCTTCTGCTACCGTTAATGCATCTATTGCTGCTTGTGTCAACATAGGAGCTTTAAAACTAGTAGGTTCTGCAGATCCAACAATCTTATTGTTAACACCGTCTACAAGTAATGAACTATCATCTCCAAACACGCTACCAGTTACATCACCAGTGATACCATTTCGTACAACTATTCCTGTAAGAACATCAATCTCTGATGCGCTCATATTAATTTTTGAGTTAGCAGTAATATCAACTTGTCCACCGGATGATGTTAAAGTTACTGTTCCTGCACCTGAAATACTGGTAGTGCCTACAGATGTTAATCCTATTGATCCTGTTGTTGAAGCAAAGTTAATACTAGTGCCTGTAACTACAAGAGCTCCAGTTCTTAATATATTTGCATCAACTGTTCCAACAATCTTATTGTTAACACCGTCTACAAGTAATGAACTATCATCTCCAAACACGCTACCAGTTACATCACCGTCAAGTTTAATACTTGCTCCATTTACAACTAAGTTGCCTTGGGCATCTGCTTGTAGTCTTGCATTGCCAATATAAACAAAATCTTTAACATACAAGTCCGACCATTGTTTGCTTGCACTACCTAATGCATACACGCCGTTAGTAGTAGGTATCATGTTAGATCCTATACTGTCTAAGTCTAGTGTAGTAGCAGCATATAGTTCATCAAAGTTGTCGTTAATCTTATCAAATGCTGTGCGTAACGGATCGCCATCGCCTTTGTTTACACTTGATCCAATGTTTACAGTTTGCTTAGCCATTACACTCTCCCTACTACAACTTCAACTGTGCCTTTGCCATCATCGGACTTAGCACCTACTGCTTTACCAATTACTTGTCCAACACCTGGTGAGTTGTTAACTATTGCGTATCCTGGTATGGCGCTTGTAACCAACATATCTCCTTTGGCTACTTGTCCTAGTACCTTACATGGTACACGACCTTGTAGTGCTAGTGCTGTAACATGCTCGCCTTCTAGATTTGAATTCATTAAGTGTGCAGGATTAGTAGAAACAACACCAGCTACTCTTGTATTGCCTTTAGTATCCGTTAGTGTTACTTCTTCACCTCCACCAAATACCAACACAGTTCCTTCTTCATAGTCTGCATCTGCTAAATAGTTCTCTGCCAAGTCAGCGTATTGTGCTGAAGTTGCAGTTCCATCAAAAACACTTGCATAAACTGTGTTCCATTTTCTAGATGCGTTACCTAAGTTTCTATTGTTTGCGGTTGCGTCTGGTTCTATATGTGAATCAACTCTTGCTGTAAATGTTACTGTATCAGTTGTAGCATTACCTAGGTCAACTGCGCCATTAAATGTAGCAGTTCCTCCTACAGTCATTCCGTCAACTATTGCTACAACACCACTACCTTTTCCGTCTAGTGATAAGTTTGTGTTTGTACCACTGTATGCAGTTATAGTATCAACATCTAAACTATCAGTAATATTAACATTTCCTGTTCCATTACCATTTAAATTAAGATCGCTGTCTGAAGTTAAACTTGATATATTATTAGCTTGAATACCTGAGTCATTAATCGTAGCTTCAACAGTACCATTAGTGACAAATACTATTGTATTTGCAGCACTTTCAGTAAATCCGCCACCTGCTCCAAGGCCAATACCTGTACTTGTAGCATTTCTTTCAGTTAAGGCTTCAATAAAGTTACTATACACCCAATCAGTTGAAACAAACCCTTCTTCTGTATAACTACTAGCAGTTTGGAAGTTACTCTCTGTTGTTTGTCCTGTACTACCTACGTCGATAATACCTGGAAATTCAGTAACAAGAGATGCACTTGTTGTTCCTGTTGCATTAAGTATTACAGCCTGTCCAGGTGTTTTTAATGTAAGTGTTGTACCAGTACCAGTTGTTGTTGCAACTTCATACGTATCAGCACCACCTAGTATTAATCCTTGTGCTCTGATGTTACCATCTGCTTGTGTTTTTACTATCTTACTATTTTCACCAGTTGTAGTTACTTCGATAGTAGCGTATGTTTTGTCTGCTGTTCTAATAAGAACTTCATCACCACTATTTGCAAAAGCTCCTAGTTCACTGTCTCTAACTGCGCCACCTTCTGATAAAATTGTGTCAAATGTTATTGCACTTACAGCACCGGCACCTGCGGCGCTTCTACCTAGTACAGTATCAGTTGCAATGTGTTGTAATTTACTTGGTGCAATACCTGTTGCACCACTAGTGCTTGTCTGTAGTTCCACAAAACCATTAGTGTGTGTAAATTCAGTATTTTTAAATGTAGCAACACCTAAATCACTTTGTGAAATACCTGTTGCGTTAGCCCTAGTACCAGCAGTGTTCATAGCAAGTTTACTTTGTGCAATGGCTGCTGTAGGACTTACATCAGCGTTAACTAAACTGTCTGCTTCGTATTGTAGATTATATTCTGCACCTGCAGACGTTCTAGTTATAGTCACGTTTATGTCACTGCCTGTTGATTCACTAGCATGTGTTATCTCAGGGAACGGTCCGCCTACATCTGCTTGTAGAGCAGTAGTAAGTCCAACTGCTTGAGCAACACCATTATAAATTGTATCATTATCAGGATCAAAAGCACCAGTTCCGATAGTATAAACAATTTTTCTAATACTACCAAACTGTTCATCAGTTACTGTGCTTATATCAACTATTGTACCAGTTGCACTAGGCGATGAAGGATCGTTTTGTATAGTGTTACCAACTGCAAACACTCCTCCTGTTTCAGGCTGAGTGTATATAATTTGCTTACCGCTGAATACTGCTAGTTCATTTGCACCAACAGTATCTACAGTTGTATCACGTAATTGTTTTACAGTTGCAAATGCGTTTGCATTATCGTCAACATAGTTTTTATTTGTAGCATCGCTTCCACTTGCAGGTAATCCTAAATTTTGAATCTTGTTTGAATTCAAATTCAAGTTACCTTCCATTGGACTTAGTCCATTTAGTGGTAGGAAACCAGTACCAATTCTATTTCCGCTACTTCCAATTTGTGCGCCTGACTTTACATTAAATCCTAGTACTCTGTTTATGTATCCGCCAACTGCTTTTTCTGTTGGAACAGCCTGTCCTGAATCATCAGCAAAACTATCATCAGCTGAGAATTCGTTAATTGTAACACCTTTTTTAAATCCTAATGCGTTGGCATTGGACAATCCAATTTCACCAGCAAATGTAATATCACCAGTTGCTTGGTCTACACTAAAGAATTTTCCTACACGGAAGAAACCATTTTGATCTGTACTAACAAAGAACACACGCCCTTTACGTCTTTCCCATACTTGAGCAGTACTAGCTGATTCAGAATCAGTATAGAAATCAGCTAAACTATTTACAGGTTGTCCTAAAATAACATTTGGATAGTTTGAATCGTTAAATGATCCTGTACCAATTTGTGTAAAATCGTGTCCAGTTGCTCTCATAAGTGAAATACTTACTGTGATTTCGCTTGTAGCACCAGTTGCTAATCCTGCTGAAAGGACTCTTTCAGCTGCAGGAACTGCGCTGTTCAATCCAGCGCCACCATAACCACTGTTAATATTTGTACCAGCAATGTCAACAAAAGTAACATATGCCCAACTAGTTAGGTTTACTGTAGTTGGTACACTGTTAGCACCTAGTGCTCCACTGGTTGATCCTGTCAATTGATCTGAGGTGTTAAAAGTCCCTGTTACATTTTCTAATTCTATTGTACTACCAGATACACTAGCATGTACAACACCAGTTGCACCTGTAGTCGCCTGTGTAATAGTTTCACCTGCTGTCACGCTTACGCTACCAGTCAATGTAAATTCTGCAACAGTTGTGTAATTTGTTATACCCTGTGTTTTACCATCCCATAAGAAACGCATACCACCTGTGGCACTATAACCTGGATCCCCTGGATAAAGACCTGTTGTTACTGAACTATCTCTTGTAACACGTTCTGTATCGTCAAATGCATTTTGAGCACTAGATGTTAATTGACTTATAGCTAATTTTGTATCACCTTGTGCTGATCCATAACCACCTGACAATTTAGTTGGAGCAACTTCTAATTGTACAAAGTCGAAGCCAACTTCGAATGTTGTTAATATTTCATCAGATGCTAAATCTTGGCTAAAGCTATCTTTATTGCTAAAAGCAATACTTCTGTATGTTGTATTATCACTTTCATCAAAGTTAATTGCTGTACTTGGTCTAGTTACAAGAGCTGAAGGATCACCTACACTATCAAATATAAAATTAAAACTGTCTCTATATTCAATAATTGTGTTGTTACTTACAGTTGTTTTAAGCGTTCCAAAAAAGTCTTCTGCACTTACATCATCTGCTTTGAGATCTAATTTGTAAACAAAGTTATTGTGTACACCAGCTACAGTTCCAAAAATTGTATTTACATCAATTGTTAAATCATTAGTAGGTGAACTGCCTCCTAAGTTACTACCACTTATTGTAATAGTATCAGTTGTAGAATATCCACTACCAGGTGCTGATATAGATACAACTGCTGATCCTAATCCGCCAATCGCACCAACTCCTGTAATTGTTACATCAACTGTAAGTCCAGTACCGCTTCCTGAATTGTTTGTTGCAATTCCGGCAAATGTTCCTGTTACGGCTGTAGTACCTGCTAGAGTTCCGTTGTCTAATGCACTAACACCTGTTACAATTACATCACCAGCTTCGCCAGATACTCCATCACCGTCCACATCACTTAGATTTGTAACTGTTGAAACAACATAATTAAGTGTTCCAGTTGCACCACCGTGATCAATTGTAATCAAACTGTTAGCAGAAGGCGCAGTTTTTAGATCTGTAACTGTGATACTAGGATCATCTAGTGCATTTGTATATACTGCTGTAGTAAATGCCTTTGCTGGCTGCACCATATCTTTTTTAAGTGTTACCTGATCAGGTATCTCGTTTGGATCAGCACCTTCAGCAATCAAACCAAAGTTACCATATCCGTTAGAACAGTTTAGTCCTCTAATTTCAGAACCATTGTTTGCGTACATAGCTGTTTGACAGTAGTATGTAAATGTTGACACTTGTTCTGAGAATGCAGCGTTGTTTGCAATAAGACCATAACCTAGATCGTTAATTTGTGTGAAATCGTTTGCTAACATACTTCTGTTACCAGCAGTTTGTAAGAATATATCTCTCTCTACAGACGAGTCATCAAACTGTTCAATGTCATATCCTCTACCTGAGTTTGAGTTTGCATCTAGATAAAGTGTTGCTGTACCTTGTCCTTGGTCATAATCTGATATAGCGTTAACCTGATAACGTCTACCTTCTACATAGAACGGACATGGAAGTTCTGGCGGACGTAGTCTTAGTCCTTGACCTGTATTACTTTGCACAGTAATTTTAAATCTGTCTGCTGTTTCTGGCTGTCCTGTTACTTTTGTAGGTAAGTTACCAACATATGCATCTACATACATGCCACCAGCAAAAGTTTTTTGGTTAATACTCTTTGAGAAACTGGATGCTGTTTGTATGTAAGGTGACTTAGTAAGAACCTGTCCTTGCGGATCAAGCACACACATAAAGCCTCCGTGTCCTTGCACAGTAACATTACGAATAATTGTAGCATCACTCATTAGGAACACATCTAATGCATCATTACGCTTAGGTGGATTATACTGGGGATCGAATACAAAAGTTATTTTATCAATTAATTGACCAACTACTGCCGCTGTTCCTGATTCACCTGCACCTAATGATATATCCACAGGTTCAGCTGCAACAACTGCTGCCGCACCTGCTGTATATTCTCCGAATGTAATTGCGTTAGTCGCTGCACTTACAAAGGTGTGTGCTGATGTTTCAGATGACGTTCCTACATTTACAGTAATTGTATTGGATGTTTTAGCTGTAATTTCTAGTTTAGTTTGGAATGCCGGATCTGTTGATCTAGGAAAAGTAACTGGTGTTACGTTTCCGTCGGATGCACAGGTAAACGTAAATCCGTTTAGTTCAATTTCAATGTATTGTCCTACTGTTAAACTGTGTGAGCCAATTGTTGCGACTAATACACCTGTAACAGGATCGTATGTAGCATTGGTAGGTGTAAATTGTGCATCTACTACAGTGTAATTTGGAGCAACGCCTGTTAACAATGCATTTGAGAGTGTACTAATGTTATCAATTGCTGCTTCGGTAGCAATTTCTTGAGTACTATCACCTAATTGTGTTAGATAATCTCCATTAGACAGTAATGAGTGGTATGAACCTTGTACTTCTAAGGTCATAGCTTCTCCACCATCATTTAAATCTTTTACTAGTGCGTCTACAATAAGTTTTGTATCTCGTCTACATTTTGCTACAGAATATGTTAATGAAGGAAATCTATCACTAATAAATCTAATTGTTTCTTCAACAATATAATCTTTGTTTTCTTTAATAATATTACTAGCAGTTGTATAATTACCTACGTTAGTTACTGTTGGTCCTAAATTTAATTCTTTGCCAGCATCTGCTAGATAGTGATAACCAAATTTACCTTGCGATACCCCGTCTTGATTAAAGAACGGTGTACCGCCGTTGTTAATAGTTAATCCATCAAATGTATTATCTCTATAGAAATATAAGTTTGCCCATTTGCTTTGAGATATTCTTGGAATTCTACTGTCTGTTTCTGTTTTTGGTTTAATGATTACACGTCTAAACTCATCACCTTTAAGTGACACGTTGTTTGACAACCTAATAGGATAGTCTTCTTCATATATACCTGTTTCAACCATAATAGTAACTTGCTTTTTAGCAACAAAGTTACCATACTCTAGTGGCTCTTCTGGTTCGAAATCTTTTGCACCTAATAAATGTACTTGGAATACTGTTGGTCCTGGTTCGTTTGAACCTGTCTGTGGATCATTTGCAGCTTCTGCACCTACATCGTTTGTAAAGCTAACAATTTGTCCGATAGCTTCGGAACGTTTACCTCTTATCACTTTACCTGGTAATGCATCAGTGTTACTAGGATTTGTTTGGTCTGTGTAAGAAGCCGCACCATTTGTTACAACAATTTTATATGTGCTTCCGTATACAATATCTCCTCCTGAATCTAAACCATTTTGTATAATAGTATTAACAAGATTAAACTTATCTTGGATTGCTGATATTGCGTTTGGATCAGCATCAAAAGAATTGTCAATTACAATAGGTACACTATCTACACCCAATGCTCCACTAGTAGATCCTGTGAATTGGTTTCCTGTGTTAAAAGTTCCTGTAGTTTGTTCTAATTTTACAGTTGATCCGCCGGTTACACTATTTACTACAACACCTGTTGCTCCACTTCCTGCTTGTGTTAGTGTTTCACCTTTTACAACAGTAATATTTCCAGCAGTAGTTAATGTAAAAATACTGCCTAGGTCTAAATACTGTTCTTCTTCAATTTGATATACTTGTCCTAGTATACCTGCTGTAAATCCAGTAAATGTTGATGTGTCATATGGAGTAGTTAATCCAACATCGTTATACAATTCAAATGTTTGTGCGCCGGTAACTTTTACATATTTTTTAGTATTGTTTTTAATTTCTACCATGCCTTCAATGTCACGGAATACAACAATATTTGTATCAACTAAGCCGTGTGCAGTACTAGTAGTCACTACCGGGATTTCATTTATTGAAATACTTGTTATTGTTTTTTGGTTGAATAGGTTGTTAGTCAAGATAGCTGTTGCTATGTTCCTTGCCGCAACAATACCTGCTACAGTTTGTGTCAATTGAGTTGTAATTGCAAGCCTTGCACTTACACTTGAATAATATCTTTCAGCAGCTTGTCTTGTAAGATAGTTTGCTGTTAGTCCTCTGTTAATATCTAATGCAATAGCATCAATAATTAATGCTGTGTCTCTAGCACATGTTTGAGAGTTATAAGAAAAATCAGGGTAGGTAGTGTTTATGTAGCCGACTACTTCTTGAGCTATATAATTCCTGTTGTTATCTAACAGCTTACGTGCTTGTTCATAAACAGGAACGTCAACATCAGCATTCATGACCACAGCATCTTTAGTAAATCCGGTGTGTGTCAGTGTCTGCATATAGTTGCCCGGCTCTTTTGGAGCACTTCTGATTAATTCTTCTGCCCTTTTTGCGGCCGCATTAATTGTTTTAAATGCATAAGTTAATGAAGTACCTTCTTTACCTGCAGGCACCCCGGACATTAAGTCGTTGCCTTTTGTACTAACAAATAATGCTTCGGGTGAGCTATATGCTGTATTATCAACATAAAACTTAGATGCAGCTTGTAAATCGTCTACACCATTAGGAGCGCCTTGACCTGCTAATTCACCTGGGTGATCGTTTAGGTACAACGCACCTGTCATTGTATCACCTTGTCTACGTACAGTAGAAGTCCTTGGCATACCAGTATCAGATAAGAAGTTACCTGCTAGTGTATTATCTAATGCGGCATCTACTATTGTATGTGTATCGTCAGCAGCAATCGATCCTGATACATTAATTTTAAAAGAATTAGCATCTGATTGTACATCTGTAATTGCATATGCTTTATTTGCTTCTGTATATAAATATAATCTTGTAGGTGATACAACTCTTATGTAATAAGTTGTTCCTGATACTAAGTTATTAGGGTCGGTATCTTCTGCATTAAATTTAATTGCTGTACCGTTTGCACCACTTTCTAATCCGTGTCCTCCGGCTACTAAGCCCTGAGCTACATTATAATGAGATAGAATCTCTATACTATCATCAACATATTGTGCAATATTCCAAGTATAATGTAGTTTTCCGGTTGGTTCACTTGCTACACGTAAAGGCAGTCCCGATGTAATATATCTTTGATCTGCATAGCCTTTTGTTATTACTAAGTCGTCAATTGTTAAGCCTGTAAGGTTATCGTGAGTAGTGTTTAATCTTTCTGCTTCTACGGTGCTTATACCTACGTTAGCAATACCAAAGCCACCTGCATCTAGTGGACCACCTAGTGTAGGACTTAGGTCATCACTCATCTTTGTAAACGAACTAGAGATAACTAGTTTTCCTGCAGTGTCATAACTAAATGTAATTGTATCTTGGGCACCGCCACCTAAAGCACTGTTTGATGCAAGTGTAACTAATTGTACAAGTGTACCAGCATCATTAACTAATGGAATAGTATTGGGTGTAAGTTCATTTGGTGTGTCACTTAGTGTAGTAAAAGTAATCTGTCCCCCAACACCAAATACTGCATACAGTTCAGTAAAGTTCTCATTGGATTTACGAAA